GTCTTCTATATTTTGGTGCAAAGACTATGTGATACTTACAATTCCATTTTGTATGTGCTAAACTGTTTGTGTCAGATGACATTAAAAAGCATCTCCTCGTGTTGAATATTTTGGTTGGCTGACCAATATATATTCTAGCATGATGAGATGTTTTTTTAGATAACGGTAAAACCTTTTCTGAACCATACGCATAGCGCATGGTTTTCTTTATACAATAAAAAAGGACAGCCATTTCTGACTGTCCTTTAATTTAATCTATATACTCTTCTTCTACTTCAATCGTATGTTTATGTAACCAACCGTTATTACTTGGTGAATATGTTCGACACCAAATATTGCCTTGTGGATCTTCAATTTCTTCATAAATATAAACTAATGTACCCGCTTCTAGTACATCTTTTTCTCGTGCAAAACTATAATTATCAAAACTACTTCCAGCACGTTCACGTAACGAAGCATCATACTTAATTGTACCTCTATAATATGGTTCTTCTGACCATATTTTAACACGTTTACACCCTACAGGTTTCTTTTCAACAACTTCTTCATCTTCTGATTGTTGATTAACAACTTCCTTTGTTTCAATACTTTCATCCGTACCATCAATATATTTTTGTACTAATTCATCAATAATATTGACTGCATCCCTATCATATCCACACGCCGACAATGCATTACCAGGATCTTGTTTATCGTCTTGTATGTCTTGATGACCTGGTGCTTTATGCCAATGATCAATGTCCCATGAATCAAACAACACGGCATTAATACGTGCGAAGTTATCCAACGCTTTTAAAGAACGTTCACGGTCTCCAGGGAAGTAACATAATTCTCCACCAAAAGCAGCATCGTTAGCGTCATCCCCAAAATAATAATTATCCGTTGGCGTATTGTATAATACGTGCCAAGCTTTTTCATCAATTGGTACTGTAATGATACATTCTTTTTCATCTACAAAGAAATGTGCTGACGACGTTGAATTCCAATCTTCATTATACGTATTACAATAAAAATCAGCATTTTGTTGAGCCGTGCTATTAGGATTACCTGTATCATGATAAACTGCAAAAATTGGTTTACCAGTATCTAATTGTTGACCTGTGCGTCTTGTACCATAAGGGATAAATTGAGTATAAACTGGAACTCCATTCCATTCTTCTAAATAAGTTTTAGACATATTAAATCACTCCTTAAAAATGCGCATAAAAAATACGACTTATATAGTCGTTTACTTGTCTTCATTATTCAATTTTTCAGAAATAATTAATCTCTTTTTCAATTGTTCTGGAATTGGTACACCTAAAATCACAGCATTTTCCACTATACTTGTTGCTTCTGCGATAATTAAGAAAATAACAGAACTATTTACTAAAAATCCGTCTAGTTTAAATATGATGTCTAAAGCATTTGCAACTAAAACGATACATAAATAAGCTATTTTTTTAATATAACCACTAATTGCTTTGTGACTCCATAATTTACCTTCTGAGAATGCTTTTAAAATACCAGTTATAATGTCTATAAAAATCATTAGTAAAAGTAAATCTATAAACACATAATTACCTGAATAAATTAAACTCATAAAATCATTAACTTCAATATCAAAATTTTTAACACTATCCATTATCATCATCCTTTAATAAATACCATATACAGCTGTTACAGTAGCATTTGAATTCTTAGCTACATCGTTGTCAATAGCAACTAATGTTTTTAAAACTTTTAAATGACGGTCATCTTTGAATAAGATTGAGATTTCATCTAAAAATCCATTCTTCATATTGTCATTCTGTTCTCTTAAACCTGCATTATTAAAATATAAAGTGACACCATTTTCAGGTATAGTAACGAACTGTGTCGCATAATGATTACTATAGAACGTAATATTAAAAATCAATTGGCCATAATTATGAAAGCTATCTTTCAATTCTATATTAGTATCTCTACCAGCTGAACCACGCCATAATAAAATAGGCTGTGTTGATCTCCAACGTTGATACAATTGGCCACGATATTTTTCAATTGATAAACCAGAACCTAGAATCGTCAAAATCCCATTATTTTCATCTTGCATAATAGCTTGAATAATACCTGTTGTATTATTACCATTTCGCACTGGTAAACCTTGCGTAGTTGAATCGAAATAGTAATTACCAGACTTTGTAATATTTATTGGATGGCTTAATGTACCATCAACAACCCCACTATCTGCTTTTGTATTTAAAATTTTATTAACATTTAAATTTACATCTGTTTTTGTATTTTCTAGTGCATTTGAGAATGATACAACTTGATCAGTCAATTGTGTTATTTGTTTTGTTAATTCTGCTTTGGTAACTAATTGATTACTATCAATAGATGATTGTAATGCTTTAACTTGTATATCTAGTGCTTTCGCTGATTCAACTTGACCATTTATTTTTCTATCTGTTTGTTCAGCAAGTTGCGTTAAATCATCAATACCTTGATTTACTGTTGTTCTCAATCTATTTAATTCATTTTGATATTCAGTAAAATAACTTTCGGAATTAATTCCAAACTCTACTTTATTTTTTAAAACTTTTATTTTAATTTCTAGCGTTGAATCAGTTTGTCCACCGCGTTTTAATTTGAAAAACGCTTGTTGAAATTCACCTTCAGCCGTACTCGCTTGTTGTGGAAGAATATATCTAAATACACCATTACGTGCATCAAGTACTAAACCACCATTCGTGTCAATAATACGTTCGCCATCTGGTTTCACTCCTTCAAATACTGGAGTTAATCCGGTTAAATTATATGGTCTTCCATTAGAATAAACAGTGATTGTAATAGCTTTTAAACCACCATCACCGACTCGACTTACAATATATTGTTGTTGCTCTTGTTCAGTACCAAGTTTTGTTATATCAAAAAATAAATCTTGATTTGCCATATTATGTCAGTCCTTTCTACCCATAAAAATAATAATAATTTTTTAATAACTCGTACATGATAATTTCATGTATATTTTCATTTGGGTGTAACCCATCTTGCATATTAAATTTTCTAAATGCTGGATTATATACATCAATATAATTTGAATGATATGCATCAAAAACAGGTATGTCGAGCTCTGTACATGCTAAAATATGAGCGTTAACATAATCTTCTAATGTAAACTTAAGACCATTTTTATCAGTATCTCTTCTTCTGATTATTTTGCCATTGACAGGTAATTGTCTTGTTGCAGTCATACTGATAATTTTGACATCCTTATTTTGCGCTCTTATTAAATTAACCATCTGATAAAATGCACCAATATATGTTTTAATATCTATTTTATCAGTACCAATTGGAACACCACTTTCCCATAGCCAATCGTCGTCAGTACCTTGAATAATAACCAAATCAGCATTTTTAATATTAGTTGCTTGATTAAAGATATTATTACTACTTACTGTTGAAAAAGTAGCACCACCAACGGCAAGATTAGTCACATTAGCATTTAATTTTTCAGCTAAATATTGTCCGTAATTTTTGGTAGCATTTTTCCCTCTAGTTACTGAATCACCAATACAAAAAATACTTTTAATATTTTGTAATGTGTTGGAAACTTTTGCATAATCGTAAACGAGAGTGCCATTATGTGTAACAAGTGTATGTTGTAAAGTACTTTTACGGTGTTGTTCTTCTTTAATTTGTGAAAAATCACTAATCATACGCTCATTGAATGTATCGTGTTTCACACCATTAATATCAGTTTTAGCTTTAATAAATTCATCTGTAATACTTAACGGTGATTCTTCTGGCATTACAATAGCTCTTACTTCTTTTTTTATTTCATCATATCTATCATCAATATCAGCAATTACCTGTTTAACAATTGTTGCTCCAAATTTTGATTTGAGGTTGAATAACTCATCAAAATTATCTTCTACCTCTTTTTTAAATTCTTTAAAAACTGGTGAAAGTTTAGTCTTCATATTCAAACCTCCTAATATTCTAAAATTTCTTGTAATCTCACTTTATTAGCTTTAGTTGTTCTATTTTGGTTGTCATCAGTACCAGTAACAATATTGTCTTTGACAAAAACTGTTTTTGTACAAAATTCGTTCGTTGAATTTGTCGGAATAAGATGAACAATTTTAACTGTGCTATGAACAGTCACATGGTATTTAGGGATATATTGATAATGATAGTTATTATCCTCAGTATCTGATCGCCATACCAGTACAATACCATTACGACATTCACTTACTCTTTTACTCAAATTTACAATTTGATTTGCATTAGGCCATTTATCGATATTAGATGCTATAGCAGTTTCGGATGTGATTGTATTGAATACACTTTTATCATAGGCGTTGGAATTTGTTTTCAATTCATCAAGCCGTTGCTTATCTTCTGCAGACATTAATCCTGCTTTTTGAGTTGTTGCATTTGTAAGTGTTTCTGGATCAAATTGTTTTAAGCCGTCCAACTTCGCTTTATCCAGTGCTGACATCAAACCATTTTTAGATTGCGTTGCAACATCAAGTGCATCTACATTAAAATTTTGTAATTTTTGTTTTTGCTCTTGAGTTAATAACAATGATTTGTCTAATCCGTCAACAACATCAATATGTGATCTAGCGTAAACTTCTTCACCATCATATGTTAACGTTCTAGCCTTAGTAATTTCAGTCATTTAATTACGTCACTTCCTTATAAAAAATAGACCCAAGTCCACTTGAGCCTACACCATTTAAATTATCTAATTTTTGTTTATCTTCATAAGACATTAATCCATTAGATTGTTGAGTGGCTAACGGTATGACAGCCGTATTAATACCCTTACCACTAATTGCAACTTGCTTATTTATGCCACCATCATGACTTATTTCAATACCATTTTTTGTAAAAAACACATGGTTTAAATGATTGACACTTTGAATCCCATTACTATCAAACGTTAATGCTTTTGTTGCTACTGTGACATTATTATTAATTGTCTTAATTTCTGATGCACTATTTTGATTACTTCTTTTATCATTGTACAATTCATTCGTTTTACTAATCGTACTATTTATTTGTGCGCGATATCGATCTTTTTTCTTGTAGTTGCCTAATGTAATATCTTGCTTAATAATCGTATTTTGTTCATCGCGAACCGTTTTCACTTCGATAATTCTAATTTTTTCAAATATATTCATTGAGGTGTCTTTGACGGATACAACATCACCTACTTGTGCAACTGCATGTTTAAAGTGCTGTTGCATTAACGTAAAATCTATCGCTAAAGATTGTTTCAATGATTGATCAACTACATTTTTCATTTTGTTTAACAATACATGCTTATCTTTAATTCTACCGTCTTTAATTGGAGGTGCACTATACCTTCCAATCATATTGGCTAAAGGATGTTCATATTCAAGCTTAATGTTAGCATCTTTTAATTTTGAATTATCAGGAAAATCTGCAAAACCTTTAATATAAGTATAAAAATTATTGCCATCTTCTTCTAATTTAAAATTCAATGCGTTTGTGCCATTTTTTATAAAGTAATCTGCATAATGTTCTACACGATCAAATAAATAAAATGTCTTATTACTTGGATTGTATTTGAATTCTAAATGATACCTATCTAAGCCCTTTTTGAAATTTTCTAGCACACTTGTTCCTTCTCCAGCATTTTGCCATTTCTGTGCATATACCTTTGTTTCTAATGCATATTGATAACGACTATTCTTAAATATAGCACTAAAATACTCACGTCCTGTTAAACTTCCAGATATATTGCTATATATTATTTCTGATTTTAAATCATCTAGTTGTTTAGCTTTTGCTACAACACTTACTTTAGTAGTCGCAGTATTTGAATCTCTTTGTACAATGGTTACAACATACTGATGTTCATCTGTAGCATCACCTACATGTGTAACAATCCATTTAGCTGCTATAGATTGAGCAACATCTTTTAATTGATCTGTCGCATAAAATTCAAATCTTAATTCACTATCACTATTTAGTTTTTCAGTTAATGTCGTTGATACTGGCAAGATAAAGGCTTTACCTTCATAATTGATGACTTTAATCATTTTGACACCTACTTTTTATAAAAACGCATGTCAAATTCGACACGTTTAACAGTTTGATTAAAAGAAAAAAGGTTAAATCCTGGTATAAATTTAGGTAACTCTATATTAGATTTATCGACGATCGATATACCGTTACGGGTAATTGATAAATCACGATATACAATCACATCACCTGGCTTTAATTGGACATTTTTAATCGTCATTACCTTATTCGCGCTTAAAGACCATTCAAATTTTGATGTTGGCTGTCCAACAACGATTGTCACCTTTTTATACATATTAAATTGATTATTAGCAACTGAACCATGATAGTAAATCTTGCCACTACTAACATGATTAAATAAATACGTACGTTTACTAGCATCATCGAAATCAAGATCTAACTCAGTACCCCATAGATTATTAACTTCGTTGTAATGTAGTTGCATGCTAGTACCAGTTGATTGAGCAAAAGGAAGTTCTACCGTCTCAAACTCGAATACGATATTACATTTATTATTTTTTTGACTAGGATTTAAGACGTTGACTAATTTAACATAATACTGATTGCCACTGATATAAGCATCTTGTTCATTATCGTAAAGTGGGTCACCATTATCACGAATAGCTTGATAATCTTCTTTAATAGTATCTTTAAAACTATAGCTATCTTTATTAAATTTTCTAAGCTCACGTATATAAAAAGGTTGATTATCTTGAATGATTTCAAAAATAAAATCCCGTTGTATTGCATAATCTACATAATTATCAGCAATAAAAAAGACAGGTACCACGATTTTACGTTTATGATAAACACTACTAATAAGTTGTCTACCATGAATCCCTTCAAAATCATGATAATTGTCTTTCATTTCTATACCTTCTACTTTAATATCAGAGACAATAATTTGATAATCAGATAAACGAAATGACTGATTGTCCTGCTTAATGATTTCTAAATCCAAATTTTATCGCCCCCTTAAAATTCAAATATCGAATGGTTAGTTGCATTGACATCGTTAACAATACTTGTAATCGCGTCATTATCAATGGCCATTTCAACACGTACTGTTTTTACATTAGGACTTTGTTCAATTATATGTGTGTGTTGGATTTGACTATTAACACTAGCGGTCATATCTTCAATACTGCTGCCAATATTACTAATTGTTGGTGCTTCTAGCGTTGGTTTGAAAACATCAGTCATTCTTTTAGCCACAGAAACAACACTATCAATGGCATTGCCACTATTTTTATCAATACCAATGTATAAACCTTGCATGACATATTTACCAAATTGTTTAAATACTCTAGACGGAGATTTAATTCCTAAAAACTCTTTAGCAGCATCTATTGCCCCACCAACAACGTCTTCAACAACTTCTATTAATTTGCCAGCTACATTTTTAACACCATCTATTAAGCCCATAATTAAATCTTCACCAGCACTTAAGAAATCCTTACCGAAGTTCTTTACTGCATCTAATGCGTCAGAGATTTTTTCTTTAATACCATTATAAACAGCGAGCATTTTTTCTTTTACTGTTGACACAATTTCTCTAAATTTAGATGAAATGGTAGACCAAATATTTTGTGCCGTTGACACTACTTTATTATAACCAGCAACGATATTATCAATAATAGTACCTTTAATAAAGCCCCATACCGTTTTGGCCACATTTACAATCGAATTCCAAATATTGCCTAAAAATGTCATCAATCCATTAAATAATGCTACAGCTGTGGAAACGATAGCATTCCAAATCGCAATCACTGCATTCCTAAAGCCTTCGTTGGTGTTCCACAAATATATAAAAATTGCAACAAGCGCAGCAATAACTCCAATAATAATTAATACCGGTGCGCTTATTGTCCCAAAGATAACACCTAAAATTGTCAACACAGTTTGTACAATTCGAATGACTGCTGTAATAATGTTAAAGATATTTATCAATGACATCAAATTAGTAATTAAACTAATTATAAATGGCACAATCGCCGTAAAAATAGGCGCTAAGGCTGAAAACACACTACTTAACATTAAAATAACTCCAATAATTTGGGCAACTATTGGGTGTGTTTCAAATAATTTAGCGACAAAGCCTGTAATAGCAATTAAAACATCTAATACCACTGACGCAATAGGCGCCATGGCAATTGCAAAATTCATGACGGCATCGATAATATTACCAATTAATGTTGCTATTTTAGGGGCATTTTCACTAATATATGACATAAATTTATTGAATCCATCTGATTGTCCTATAGACTCCGACCATATTTTAAAACCATTGGCCATCGTTGCTAATGTTTGTAGTAATCCTGATGAGTTACTACCGAAGATTTTAAATAAATTAATAATACCCATAAAAACATCCGAGAATATTTTTACAATCGTTGGTAAATTTTCTTTGACATAATTAATAAAGTTACTGATACCTTGTTGTGTAGATACTTGATTTGACCATTCTTCAAACTTAGTTCCTAAATTAACTAATTGTTCAGATATATAAACAAACAAAGGACTAAATTGCGTTAAGATACTAACAAATCCTGAACCAAATTTACCAACTGCACTTAGCATATTGTCAAACACCGTCACACCGTCTGTATTAAGTGCATTGAAAGCATTACGTGCAGTTGTCGAATGATTAACCCAGTCGTTAAACTTTTGTGCATTTTTGGCTATTAAATTGGTCACTTCGCTGATAAACGGTTTCAATGCATTGAGCGCACTTGTTACACCTTGCATACCATTAGCCATTGCAGTAAATATTGCATCAGAATTTTGCTGTACAAGGCCTTGCCATGTTGCTTTCAATGTATTCAAACTACTGTTATAAGCATTGGTGGCATTAGAAGCTTGAATTAACCCATCATTTAACATTTTAGTAGCACTTTTAGCCATTAAACCAAATAATACAATACCAGATGTTGCAATACCAACTGCACCAGCAACACCTAACGCCGCACCACCTACAACAGCGAGTGAGTTACCAACTACTGCAATGATCGGTATTAAACTCGCAATAATAGGTATTAACGCTGAAAATGATGACATTAAAATGCCCCGAATGACATTAGAACCTACAACACCTAACGATTTAAAGCCATTATAAAAGCCATTAAGACGTTGCATGAGTTTAGATCCTTGTGCTGCTAAACCTTTTAATCCTGTCATTGCTTCTTTAGTGTTACTTTGTGCTTTGATACGAAATCGGTTGGGAATACTTTTCAATACTTTTTTAAATAAGATAAGTTTTGCAATAGCACCAGCTGTATGTACACTCAATTTAGTCTTTATCGCCTTACCATGTAATTGACGAATCGTCTTTTTTACTTTAGCCACTTTAAACAGAAAAAGTTTATCATGTAATTGCATATAACTATTAATTTTTTTGTTATTGAGATGATGCATCAAAGTTTCATATTTGAGTAATTTAAACGTTGCTTTATCTACATTAGCATCAGCAGTGACACTGACAGTTTGGTGATCCAACTGCTTAATTTCTGTCTTAACTTTTTTAAATTTAGTATGAAATAATGAATCATTAATATCCACAACAGAATTAGTACGAACTTTATCAATGAAATCTAAAGATTTCCTTACTTTTGTTAACTTAGTCACAGCTTGTTCATCTGAGACATTGACTGTACTTGATATATTTCTGCCATCAACATGATTTAAATCGCTATCAATTTCAGTTATCTTAGTATTAAATTGATTCGTATCAATACCGACATTAGCTATATGAGTCTGCTTTTCAAACTTTTTCAATGAAGATTCAGCCTGTTTTAGTGTTGTATTTAGTAATTTATCATCAAGTTTCAAAGTGACATCTTTAATTTTTGACGTAATTTTGTCAAACTTTTCTATTTTTTTAATTGCTGCTTCTATTTCTTTTTTAAATTTAGATGTATTTGCTTTCAGCTGAGTACTTACTGTATATTCTGAACTCACTTGTATCACCTCCTATTGACTAATTTGCTTGTTAATATCTGCAATTACTTCTAATAGCGCGTTATGATGTTCGTCATCTTCGACTTGATCACCACTAAACACAATATCTTTACCTTGTAATAAGCGATAATAATTATATTCATAATCTAAAATATCTTGTACAGATTTAAAGCGATATACTTCTTTTGGCTTTTTATCTGTACCAACATTTTTAGTAGATGCTGCATCTCTAATCGCAAATGCCAATTTATACATATCATGTTCTTTTCTTAATAATTCAAAATGTAATGAATACATACGATAGTTAAACTCTGTAAGTGTCATTTGATTGATATCATTTAAACGTTTGATATTTAAATCAGTCATGCAAATCATAACGATACGATCATAAGTCATTTTGATGTGATTAGTATTTTCAGATTGTTTTACTTGTTCTTGACGAGGTCTTGGGTTAAAGGTTTGTTTCCCAATTCTTCAATTACTAACTTGCCGAATTTTTTAAATGAACCATAGTCCTCAACAAGTTTTTCCAAAACATGTTCTAATTCATCTTCATTTTTCGGTCTTCCTACTTGTCCTTTAGTTGTAGCTTTAATAATTTTAGCGATTGCTAAAACGTTACCACTTTGTAATTTTGGTAATAATTGTTCTAAACCTTCTCCTAAATTAATTTCTCTTACTTCATAGCCTAACTCTCTATCAATTGCATTTAATTCACCTAAACCAAATTTTAATTCTAATTCATGTTTACCATTTTTAATTGTAATCATTATTTTCACTCCTATTAAAAAAAGCAGGCAACATGTGCCTACTTTTGAATTAATTTATTCTATTATGCTGATGGAACTGCTGTTGTACTAGAAGCACTAGTTGTTGAAGTTGATGCTGTAGGTTGTGGAATGGTCGCTAAACCATCATCTGCAAAATCAGATTTAACCGTATCATGGAAGCGATAGCCTACTTTAGCTAACTGATCTACAACAACTTGTGGAATAGTTGCATAACCACGTTGATATTTATCATGCACTGCAAATTCAACTTCATATTCCTCAACCGAACCAACTTCACCTTTACGTTTAAATTTCTTAAAGCGTCCTTGATGATATTTCGCTTTAAATTTATCACGATTTTCTTTGTCACCAGGCACTTTACTTTCAACTTCCCATACCTCATATGCAATTTTATCTCTGACAGCATCTTCAAATTCATCACATAGAGGATCAGTATAATTAGCCTTAGCAGTTGCTGATAGTGTATTTTCAATCGTACCATCACTTGTATAACTGCCGTCCATTGTTTCTTCAGTGTCATAATCATTTTCTAATTCATTTTCAAATTCAGTCATAAACATTAACTTTGACGCATCAGTTTTGTCGCCACATTTTCTAAATAAATAAAGTCTATCTTTACTATTTTTATACATGTAGAAACCTCCTAACTATAAAATTTCATATTCAACTTGAATAATTGTGTGTAATAATGCTTGTTCTGTTGAATCATCATTTATCGTATTAATATTGAGTTCTAAAAGACGTAATTGATAGTCTTCTAGTAGTGTTATCTTTGATAATATATTATCAATTTGCATAATGTATTGATCATGTTGACCAACATCCTGATAAGTATTCCATAAATGGATAGCACCTGTACAAATACCATGATAAGCATTTAACGTATGCTCTGTGCGTTGTATCTTAAATTTATCCAGCATAATAAAAGGATAAGGAATCACTTGCATTAAATCTTTAATATCTATGACATTGATGTCAATTTTACTTAGTTCAAGAAACACTTTATCAAATAACAGTTGATTAGGTGTATATGTCATTTACAACTCTCCTTATCCATTTAGTAATCGGTTTAAATCATCATGCACACTATTTTTTAAAGCTTGGTAAGTTGGAAACATGAACGGCTCTTTAGCCATATATCGTGTCCCGTATTCTAAATAACCACTATAATGTGCATTTGAAATGACTTCATAGTGCAATGGTGCAACTTTATTTACCTCAATTTGACGTGCTAAATTTCCAGTCCAATAACCTTTTTTAAAAGCAGTCTGAGCATTTTTTACTGCTATTTCTACACCTTCTTTTCCATTCATCTTTAAAATATAATCCACATCATCATCGATATCATCATGCATTTGCCTTAATTTATTCTTTATCCCTTTAGTTCCTGTCACTTTCATGATTGGTAACCTCTTTTAGAAATAACGAAGTACTATGATGATACTGTTTGATTTTAAGAACTTTATATAATTTATCATGAATAGTTGCGTGCGTTGGTTGAGAATTAATAGCTGTAGATAGTCTTGCTATTGCTACATTACTAACTACTTCACCAAATTCAAGACGTGTTGTTTCAGCATTTAATTCATTATATTGACATGTTTCATCTAATACATTTTCTTTAATTGATAATCTGCTTTTAGTGATTGGATCATAACGTGATGGCTTATAGTTAAAAATAACAATCCTATCTTGATATCTCATTAATAAAACACTACTTTCCCTTTATGCTGATCTTTATAAAATAAGTTATTAATCAACGGCTTATATTGATCAAAATCGTTAGATTCATATGTGTTTGATTTGCCATCTTGAGATTCAGATGTCATACCCTCTGCACCTACTCTGTTATAACGCTTGATGGTTACTTCAACGACAATAAATGCGATTTTTTGTGGAATACCTTCAATCTCTTCAGGCAACATTGCCATCAATTCAGCTTTGACATTATTAATAATATGTTGTAATTGAATATCTTGCTTATCATCTGTTAAGCCGATACGGTCTTTAACATTATCTAAAAAATTCATTAGCCATTACCCCCGTCATTATTAACGATATATTGACCTTATTCAAAACGTTTAACTATATCCTTAAAAATACGGTCTAATATTAACTGTTTAAAATTTAACTAATTGTAACGCTTTTATCCCCTGGTTTAATTTTAATTTTGACTACTGCGTCAACATTTTCAGCAAAGATTTGAATTGCTCCAGTTAATACAGTTTCGGCTGTTAAACGATTGGCTTGTATATCATGTAATACACCGACCATACCTGTTTCATCTGTCACAAGATTAAATGCTTTGCCAACTTCACCATTTGGATTTGCATAAGCAATATTTAAGTTTTCAGAAGCAGTCATCCATACTTCACCAGCTGGAACATCTGATAATTCAATGACACGTACCCCAACATAATTTGTTAATAATCCCATACCAAACATTGAACCATTAGATACAATCAAACCATTGGCAATATGTTCAGCTGTATCATCCGGATTAACAAAAGCAATTGGCGTGATATCACTTTCAATAACAGTTGTTAACTTAGCACGTCCTTTTGCTAAAGCACCTTGTAAGTTCTTAGCTGTTAATGCTTTTTTTGAACTATCGATTGCAGTTCCTGCAGCTTGACTTAATACTGATGCGAAATCTGTTCTGATTTTCTTTTGATAATGTCTAATCAGTTCGTTATCTGTATTATTTACTGCTAAATCAAAACCGTGTGCTTGAATAGCTTCTAACGTTGTCGCTTTACGATATTTTGTATAAGTTAATTCAATCGTATTAACTAACTCACGTTTGACTTTAGTTAATGGAATTTCTTCTCCTTCATTAACAGTTGTCGTATAGGCTTCTTCAACACTGAATTTATACATTTTAATATTTGAACCAACATTCATTGGTAGCTTATTCGTTACACCTAATACTTCTAATAACTTAACAATGTTATTACTAAATCTATTCGCAAAATCAATAGACTTAGCTTGTCCTAAATCTTGACTAGTAATTTGAGTCATAAGTTTATACCTCCTGAATTCTATTTAAATAAATTAATGTTATTGGCTATTGCTTGTTGTCTTTCAACGTCATCTTTAATAGCCATAATATCTTGTTTAGATAGGCTAGATTGTTGATAATTTACTGGTGTCTCTTGTCTTAATGCTTTTTCAACATTGGCTTGAACCATTTTGTTTAACAAATTCGCAAAGATATCTACATTGTTCTTTGTTTGTTCAGCATTCTCAGTGACTAAAATATCTAATAAATCTTCGTCAACAACTTCAATACCAGTTTGACTGAGCATTGAACGTGCTTCTTGTTTCATTTGGCTCTTAGCATCTTTTGTTTTATATGTTTCTAATTCTTTGAGCAATTTTTCATTTTCGTATTGTAATTGTTGATCTTTATTCATTTTCGCTAGTTTTTGAGCTTCAGCGATAGCATCTTTTATCTTCTCATCAGTTTTACGTTGTTCACGAGCAACACGCTCCTGAATTAACTTTGTCACTTCTTCTTGCGTAAATGTCTTTTCGGTCGTTTGTTGCTTGTCGTTGTTAGTACTAACTTCTGCGTTGTGAGATGACTCAGTGTGTTGAGTATCATCAACATGATTATTAACTTGTTCTGCCATGAGAGCAACCTCCATTTATAGTCCGTCGACTTATTCCATTCCAGCTTTTATAACGTCATCAGTATGTTTTGGACAATAAAAAATAACCTTCACATTTGAAGGTTAAAAAAGCGTATAAAAATAGCACCACTTTCTCTTTATCTGTGTAGAAAGGATGCTTAATTAAGCTATAATCTTGATATCTTTTATTAGTTCATCATCAATAGTGCAAAACTCACTATTAGTCTCTAAATCCATTGAAAAATTTCCAGAATCATTTTCAAATGGATTATCATAGTCAAATACAAAACCTGTAAGTACTTTTCCATCTTTCAATGTTACTTCAACATCGTGACCATAAGCATTAGGTATTCTCAACATTATTTCTCCTTTCTAATATGCGGAACAATATGTACTCCAGTTCTAGAATAGTGCACTTTTCCTATTGTAGTTTCCGAATATTTATTTGTTACATAAGCTTTACCAATAATTTTGCCAAAATCAATAATCTCTTTGTTGTTAAATTTTCCATTTAATGTTAATAAAATTCCAGTATTAGCTTTTTTTATAATCAAATTATTTAACTCTTTATTAGATAGCGTAGTAAAGCTTGGTAATTTAGAACCATTTTCCATTGCATACTTCCTATTTCGCTCAAATAGTTCATGCCCTTTTTGGTGTCTGTTTTGTTTTTCATGGTTTAATTCTAATTTTATTCTACCATCTTTAATCATTTCTAGCATTTCTTTTTTAGCATTTTGTTGTAATTCTTCACCATCATCTTCTAACTTATACTTACCTTTACGTTCTTTAAAGAATTGGTCTCGCCAATTGCCAACGTGTGGAACGGTAGTGCTACGACAAAATGGATGCATCGGTGGTGCATTAACACCTGGCATCATATCTTTAACTTTAAATACTTCACCGTTTAAACTATGACATAGTTTAGATGTTTTACTATCTATTTTAGCTACGTATTTATATTTAGCATCTTCGCCTAATTCTTTAAGATAAGTGAGCTTTTGAGCTTCTGCTTGCACTCTTGCTGATTCAGTAATTAATAATCTCTTAGCATTATAGGTTGTTGCAGTGGTCTTCTTCTTGAAGGTCGATACAAATTCATTAGGATGTCTGCCTCTTAATATGACATGACTTGTGATACGTTCTACTTCTTTTTGTACTTGTGCCATATCTTTCCACAATCGCTTTGACCATGTGACACCTTTGAAATTACTATTCACTACTGCTTTAACATGTGTGTCATCAATCTTGACATGTTCTCCTAAGATACCTGCCTGTCGTTCTACTTCTCTATCTACTGAATCAACAAGTTTATCTTGAATCTTATGTTCAATATCAATACCTGAGCGTTTAACAATCAAATCTAATTGTTGTTTAAGTAACTTCTCTCGTGAAATATTCATCTTAGTGTTATATGTTTTCAATACTTTAGTTGCCTCATCACTAAAGTCTTTAGTTTCAACCAATTTCTTAGCTTGTTGTTGAAAGGCTACAACATCAAATTGATCAGCAACTCTAATAGCATCTTGCATCGCTAAACCTTGAGATTTAGCATATTTAGTATAAAATGCTAGTATTTCTCTAGCTATTTCTGCATACATTAACAAAATAATACGCTCAATATCTGTCATTGCTTTAGCATCTTCTTGTGCTTCTGTATCAATGACATTTTGAGCGCGTGTTAACCAATATTCATTTGTTGACTCAGTCATTTATATCATTCTTTTCATCCTGAGCTACATGTTCTTGTTGTGGTTTAAAAGCATCTTTATAATGTTCATTATTAGATTCTTCCTGCATTTTTTGTAACTCTTCACTAGGATTATCAATAAATGGTAATAACGACATTCTCGTTTGTTCTGAGATACCTCCATTAAGCGCATTAAACGCCTCTATAGACTCCATTAAAGATTTAGGTAGGTTAGGTGTAAACTGAATCGTTATCGTTGAATAATCGTGCTTATAAACGCCTGTGAGGTTAATATTATTAAACAGTAATTTATAACGTTTCATTAATCCTTTTTTGAATAAACGTTCTTTAATCGCTCTAATCTGCTCTAAACCAAATAATTTATATTTCATTGATTCACCAGACTGAACACCACTAAAATTTTCATCATTTAAATCAGGAGTATTAGTATATTTGTGAATATCTCGTTGTAATCTTGTCTTATAAGCTTCTGAACCATTAACATCATACTGCTTATAGATAAACTTGACATCTGCATGACCTTCTGTACCGTTGGAACTTTCACCTGGTTTAATATGAATCATATTGGCTTGTCTAAATTTAATTGCATCATCACCATTTAATTCAACATTACCAACTATAGCTAACATTGCATCATTGATATCAGTCATATAATTAGCTGTGTCTGATTGTGCACTATCGTATAAATCAATCAGCGTTAAGACATTTTCAAAATCACCTTGTTTAAAGCGATCATTGAGATATTCAATAATTGGTACTTCGTTATAGTAATGTGACTTTTCTTCACTGATGACTAATTCACCATCTACTTCTTTAAAGTAATAGATTTTTTGTGCCGTATACACTTCTACCATATTAACTTTGTCATTATTGTCAGCTGTAATAGTGTAATATCTAACACCAGCTAACACATTTTTATCTAAGGAATAATCATAAATAATAAATGTATTTTTAGGATCTAATACCTTAAATCTATCAATATCTTGTTCATCTCTATAAACAATTTCAAATGCTCTACCATAAATCGATAAATCTAAAGCTAAATCACTATTAATAGCATCCACATCATTGATATCATTCACTTTAATAATTTCTTCATTAGTCTTCTCGTCTTTATGAATAATCGTAATTGGGTTACCTGTTAAGTAACCAACAATAAAGCGCGATACATATTTAGCATAATTATGAACTGCTCTATGGTCAGCTTTATTCGTCGTATCATTGACTCTTCTTTCAGCTGTTAATATATCTGTATTCCTATTTAAATAATATGCCTCTAACATCTCTAATCGAGGTACCTGTGTATCTTGATGCTTCTTAACTAAGTATTGTAAGTTATCAGCTTTAAATAATTCATCTAGTTGTACAATATTGAAATCGTCATTAGCATTCTTTGAGAACTTTGTGTTGTTGTTATCTTGGTTGTATATTGTCATTTGTTCACTTCCTACTAAAATAAACCACGTATCGCTTTTAAATTATTATGATTATTTTGAGATTCTTTATTTTTAAAGATTAATTTTGTTATGGCATAACGTAACGCATCAATACAGTGATTGTATGTATCAACTGGCTTATTGATATACTCACCAGTATTCTTATCTTTTTGCCATGTGTAATTATCAAATTCTTCAATCGTCTTAAAGCATCGTTCATCAATCACAATGTCAAATTGTTTCAGAAACTGGATACCTGCCATGATGCTATCTTTACCTTTGATTGCTGCTCTGATTCTATCGACGCCATGTGTTCTAATTTCTGCAATACTTTTTTGTTCTGCACTATCTGCAGTAATAATTTCTTTGTGATAGCCCATATTTTTAATCATTTGAGCAATATCGTTATTTAACATACCTCTTTTGACAAATTCTTCTAGTATGTAAATGACTTTATTTGCTAAATCAACTTTTATATGAATAAAAGCACTCGGATCATTAATATATCCGAAATCTAATCCGAAGTATGACGGGATTTGTCTTAATTCATCTTTGTTTAATATTCTTATGTCATATTTAGGAAATACAAGTTTATCTAGTGTCGCAAATTCACCTAATGCATAAATTTTATAATATGCTGGGTTTCTATTTGCTAATTCTTCTAAGTTAAATTTCGTCTTGTCATCTAAAAATTTATTATCTTTATAGCTAGATTGTCTGATAAGTGTGTCTTTAAGTGGCGTTTGTGATGCAAAGAAATACGAATAAACCCAATTCAATTTTGAAACAGGGTTAAACATTAAGTATATTTGTTTATCTTTGTGCTTACGCTCTCTTAAACGTAATGTGAGTTGGGTATAATCATCTAATGTAAATTCAGAAGCCTCTTCCATGACAATATCTGATATCCCTTTGATTGATTTAATTTTTTCAGGATTATCTAAGCCTTTAAATATAAAAATAGTTCCATTGGGTAATTCAACCTTATTATCCGTTTTATTCCATCTGCACATTTCCCATATTTTAAAGCTCATTAAACAACTTCTAACATCTTCAAATAAACTTTCGCTAATCGTTGCTTGTACTTTACGTAACCAAAGTATTTTACGAGGATATTGCCAATTTCTAAGTGCTTTGATAACAACTTTTTGAACAACACCGTGTGATTTACCACTCGAACCACCACCATAATGAACTTCAGTGAAATGATGATAATCATAGAGTATGTCATAAATATTTTTATTAAAGACGTTATGGGGCTTAGTAATATTCATTTTAATCGTCGTCATTATATTCACCGATAGTTATTTCAATATTTCTTTGTGTGATTTCTTGTTTATCAGTCCACATGACGTGTCGTTTTCCTAATAATTCTGCTGCTTTAATTCTATCTTTTGCGCTAACTTCAATTGTAATTAATTTCTGTGTACCTTCACCCGTGCCACATAACGTTTGCTCAGTGGTTTCACCACGCATCACTGAAGTTAGATATTGCAATATTTCATCTTGTTGTGCGATACTTTCTTTTTTTAATTCTTCTAAGCGTTTACTTATATACGCTTTGACGCTAGCTTTTTCTAGCAACTTATAAGCATGTGTACGGCTATAAGCTTTACTATATCCTGCAATAATAGCAGCTTGCGACACATTACCACTCTTAATATATTCATCAGCAAATTTCTGTTGCTTTAAACTCAATTTCATTTCATATATCACCACTCTCACGCTAAATGCTTAAAAAAATAAACCTACCTATGAATTAACATAGATAGGTATTAGGGAGTTAAAAGCTACTTCAGAGGACATCGTCAGGAGATAATTAAATCTCCTACTAATGTATCAATCGTAAGACAAGATTTGATAATAATTGATAATAAGCAATAAACCACACCAAAATAAGTATGTCTCAATATTTAAACTTCTAAAGATTTTTGATATTGAAATAATTTCGCAATGATTCTAAAGCGTGCATCTTCAATATGCTTTTTACCGTTTTTAAATCTTGAACAGTTTGATAAGGTACACCACTTTCGATTGAGTTAATAATTTCATTTACTGTATTCATTTTTTCCCCTCTTCAAATTATTAATTAACAATAGTGTAGTCAATAATGCGATGATGCAATCACTTATGTCATTACCTAAAATTGCATTAACCCAAATTAATAAAATTAATAAAATGTAAATTGTTTTCATATTACTATAGTGTTAGAATTATTATGCATAGACAAGCCCTTTCGAGCATTGTCTCTTACTTATCGTCTTTTTGTAATGTCTTGACTATGGCTATGACAGACATTATATAAAAGGCGATTTCTGTTATATTTTTCAAACTTTCTAATACCTCACTGCCTTCCTTTCAATTGGTATACTTTATTACAACACGACTAAACGTGTTGATCTATACTATTTCATAATTTTTTATACAATTTTTAATAAAAATAAATTGCCTTCTAATTCAGATTTCATTTTTGTTATTGCTCTATTTAGATACATCTGAACAGTTCCTTTTTGTATATTTAACAATTCTGCAGTCTCACCTAATGATAAGTATTCACATTTCACCATAATGAAACATTCTAATTCTTTTTGAGTTAACTTCATTAAAGCATGACTAACAGGATGATTCAGATCATTTATTACATCAGAATATTCAACATCTGAACATTTACGATACATAGATTCACTGAAAGCTTTACTAATAACTTCATGATCGACTAAATAACATTGTGCTTTGTCAATTGAATTGTAATTGTTTGGTTCATGGCCAGTCGTTAACCATTCAATAATGTAATCTATATCTTTGAGCATATCTTTATAAATTAGTAAATCATCCGCTTCATGTCCTTGAACTATCTCAAGTTGATTAATTTTATTAATAACTAATAATCTTGTTTTTCTGTATTCAATCAGCAAATCTTTCATGATGTTGTTTCTCCTTGATGTAATAAATGATGTACTATATGCTAATTACGTTTAGTAATTTAAAATAACTTTAATCTC